ACCTGTTCAACAATGCGGCAAGTGGCACATTAGTAACATGCCAGTCCAAGACAATTGTTAAGAAGAAGGTCAATGTTCTGAATGTTGAAGGCTTCCTTGACATCTTTGGAATGTGGTGGGAGTTCGTTGGCAAGAACTTGACTGTCGAGCAGCTCACGAAAGAGTTCAGCAAACAGATAACCCTTGTCAACAAATTGGCTAATGATGTCGGCACTCCAAGATTCATTGAAAGTGAGCATCTGGAGTATGTGGAAGATGTAAAAGCGAAATAGTATGAACCACAATCCGGACGAATACTACAACCGGACGGAAGTGAGCAATTCCGATTTGACAGCTCTGCGCGACCTCCTTCATCCCCGAATGCAGTTCGGGGACCGGGAGGCCGCTTTCCGTTTCGGAACACTTGTAGATGCAATCATCACCGAGCCGTCAAGAGTGAACTATTACCTTCACACCGTTGACGATGTGGTTTACAGTGAAGATGAGTTCAGGCACGCGGCTGAAATGCACAAGGCATTGAAGATGGAGGCAAGGCGTGATTCATTTCTTGCAAAAGTGCTTGAAATATCAGATACGCAGCGTGTGTCCATCCGTCACTGCCAGCAGTTTGAGTATGGTCAGTTCGGTTTTACTCTTGACACAAGATGTAAATGGGACTGGTGGATTCCGAATGCCTTCGGCGGAGATTTGAAGACTACTTCGGCTGCGTCGCAGGAGGAGTTTGAAGAATCAATAGACTTTTTCGACTGGGACCGGAGCCGTGCCTGGTATATGGACATTGAGAATACAGACAGGGATTTCATTTATGCCATCAGCAAAAAAAACAACCTCGTTTTCAAGAAATACATATATCGTGGGGACGAAATCTATAATAAGGGCCGAGAGAAGTATGAGGAACTTGCTTTCTGGTATTGGTGCCTCAACTTGAACAAATAGAAGTTATCAATGAAGATTTACTGCCGGGTTACTGAATGCGGACTCATTCCGATGTATGACAGCGACTATGATGAGAAATGCCGCTTGAAGATTGGCGAAGATGTGCTCTGCACAATCACCAAACCAAGGAACTATGAATTTCACAAAAAATTCTGGGCACTTGTCCGTTTGACATTTGACAATCTTCCAGAACGCGTTCATAGGATGCTCGACATCTACAGCATTGATGATATGGCGGTCTGCCTCAAGCTGGACCTTGGCTACGCCAATACCGTCTGGCACGGGGGTAGGCAGGTTGTCATTCCGAAAAGCATATCATTCGAAGCTATGGATGAAACTGAATTTGAAAGGTTCTATCAGCGCAGCATAGATGTCATTCTCGCAAAATATCTGCGAGGTAGTACCCGGCAGGAAATCATTGATGAAGTGGAGAGATTCAAATGAAAGAATTGAAGCATAACCTTAAAGTACAGCCATACGAATACCAGTGCGAAGGCATCGAGCAGGGCCTTGCTTGGAAGCGTCTGTTTATTGGTGACGAGCCTGGCCTTGGAAAGACATTGCAGAGCATTGGAATCGTTGATATAGCGGACGCATATCCCTGCCTTGTGATATGCCCTTCATCTCTGAAGATAAACTGGCAGCGTGAGTTCGAGAAATTCACCAACAAAAAGGCATTGGTATTGGATGATACTGTCCGTACCACTTGGCCGTATCTCCTCCAGATGAAGATGTTCAATGTCGCAATCGTGAATTATGAGAGCCTTCGGAAATTCTTTGTGCTCGATATTCACGGGACGAAGGATACATTCAGAGTAAAGGATGTGGTGTTTTCTTCTCATATCCGGATGTTCAAGTCTGTCATTATGGATGAAAGCCACAGAGTGAAGGATCCAGGAGCGCAGCAGACAAAGTTTGCCAAGGGAATTGCCAGCGGAAAGGAATGGATAATTCTTCTCTCCGGAACACCGGTTGTAAACCGTCCTGGGGACCTTGTTTCGCAGCTCTCAATAATGGAGAGGCTGAATGAGTTTGGAGGGATGTCGAAGTTTATGCAGGACTACGGAAGTGGGGAAAATCTTGATGTGCTGTCACGAGAGTTGTACAGCAGATGTATGATTCGCAGGGAGAAATCAAAAGTCCTGACGCAGTTGCCAGACAAGACAAGAATGGATTTGATTATAGACATTTCCAACCGTGAGGAATACTGCCTTGCAGCGTCAGACCTCGCACAGTATCTTCGGGAATACAAGAATTGCACTGACAGAGAGATACGGCGTAAGATGAGGATGAAGGCTCTGATTAAGTTTATGACGCTTCGGTCCCTGTCAGGGAAAGGGAAGGTCAAACAGACAGTTGACTTCATCCGTGTATTCTTGGAAAGCGACAAACCTCTGATATTGTTCTGCGCCCATCACGAGATAGTTGACGAAATCAGCAAGGCCTTTCCAGAAGCCGTGTCAATAACCGGACGCGAAAGTATGCAGCAGAAACAATTTGCTGTGGACAGCTTCCAGCAGGGCAGCAGAAAACTGATTATCTGCGGAATCAAGGCTGCCGGTGTAGGTCTCACTCTTACAGCCTCATCTAATGTCGCATTCATTGAACTGCCGTGGACCTATGCTGACTGTTGCCAGTGTGAAGACCGCGCACACCGTATAGGTCAGAAGGATAATGTGACTTGTTATTATCTCTTGGGCCGGAATACGATAGACACAAGGTTGTACGACATAATCCATAAGAAGAAATCCATCGCAAACCAGATAATGAACTCTGATGACGACATCCCGACTGACGAGGCATATTTCGATGAATTGATGGACGCGTTCTTTGAAGACTATGACAACTAATTGGGAACTATATGAATAATAATTCAGTTTACGAAAAGATTCTTGCGGAAGTCAACTCAAAGCAGCGGAGACCTCCTTCTGATGTTGAGCATCAGATCCAGGTCGCCTGTGTGCAATGGTTCCGATACCAGTACAGCAAATTATCACTTAACCTATTTGCCGTCCCAAACGGAGGACAAAGAGGAAAAGCACAGGCCGGCAAACTCAAAGCCGAAGGTGTGCTTGCAGGTGTTTCAGACCTTATCCTACTTGTCGCCAGCAACGGCTATTATGGTCTTCTCATTGAGATGAAGACCGACAAGGGTAAGCAGAGCGAATCTCAAAAGCATTGGCAGCAGCACATTGAGCAATACGGCTACAAATATGTCGTATGCCGTTCTCTTGATGATTTTCAGAAAGAAATCAACGATTATCTACATAGCATATTGACACAGTTATGAAGAATGGTATTGAATATTTCCCACTCAACACGAACTTCTTTGATGATGACAAGATTGCTCTCGTGGAGGTGGACCACGGTTATCTTGGCTCTTATGTACTGCTACGCATCATAAGCAAGATTTACGATTCGGAAGGGTACTATTGCCACTGGGGAGAGGACGAGCGTAAACTGTTTGTAAAGCGTATAGGTGGCAAGGACTTCGATTTGAAGAAATTGGATGAAATCGTTGAGAGCAGTCTGTCCCGGGAGTTCTTTGACCGGACAATGTATGAAAAGTACGAGATACTTACATCCCGTGGCATACAGAAGCGTTTCTTTGAAGCCGTGTCTCGCAGGCAGGTTCAAGTGTATCGTGAATATATGCTGATACCTGATGTCAGGACAAAACATGCTAATGTCAAGGTTATCTCTCTTGCAGAGGATGAAGTGCATCCGCAGGCTGAAAACAAAGATAAGATCCAGGAGGAGAAGAAACCATCAGATGTTCCTGCGCAATCAAAGACATCAAAGAGTGTATCAACCGCTTTTCCTGGTGCGACAATCACAAGGAAGGGACAACCTAAGAATAAAAGAGTTCTCAGTGACGAATTGAGGATTCTGTCGCATTTCTTCTTTGCAAATTTCCTCAAACCGGAGGAGCAGCTTGATAAATTCATACGAAACAATGAACTGATGCACGCTCGCACTGGTGGTTGGGCAAAGTTATCTTCTACGACACGACTTGCAGCCTGTTTGGAGTGGAAGCAGATGGATAACAATAAGAATGTCATCCAAGATGTCCGCTTCAAGAAGGACAAGAAAGACTTCTTTGATGCGTGGAAGAAACTGTTCGACATCTTTGCATATGAACATAATGTGTCTGAGGACATCTTGACAGATATGGTTCGTGACAATATCAACTGGATAAACTATTCGGAGTATCTGGGGAAGGTCTGTAACAATCAGTTGTATGCCTCGGAACGGCTCATTCAGTTCCTGCGAGAGAATGTTGAAATTGTCAAGCCTATCATCAGTCCGCTACTTAAAGGGAAACCGTTACAATATATTGCAGTACCATGCTCATCGACATAATCAAAGAAATCACAGCAGAGAAGAAAGCGAGACGCATCCTTCCCGATTATGCGCTCGAAATTGAAATCCTTACCCGATGCAAGACAATGACGGCTGCACAACTTCATGTGCAGGCTCGTATGTTGTCCGGGGCAGGACGAATTAAGATTGGTCAAACACTTAACTCAACATATTATCAACTTCTGGATGGTTATGGACGAGAAGACAGATAGTATGAGCCAACGGATTCTGTATAGCAAGGGCAACAATGATGAATGCTATACTCCTGCGTATGTTGTGAAGGAGATAATGACATTTCTACCGAAGGATAAGATTATCTGGTGCCCGTTTGATGACCAGCAGAGCGAGTTCGTAAAAGTCCTCAACCAGAATGGATATGTTGTCATTAACACCCATATAGACTACGGACAAGACTTCTTTAATTTTGAGCCGGAACATTGGGATATAATGGTATCAAATCCACCTTTCACAAACAAACGGAAGATTTTTGAAAGGGCATTGTCATTCAACAAGCCGTTTGCACTCCTTATGTCAAATACCTGGCTTAATGACAGTGCACCGAAAGTCTTATTCAAGGAGAGAGATTTACAGCTTCTTATGTTCCGTAACAGAATCAAATTTCTGAATAACGGAATCGTCAACAACAAGATTACATTCAGCAGCAGTTTCTTTTGCTGGAATCTGCTGCCGAAACAGATAGTAATTTCAGATAAATAATAAAAATATGACAGCAGCAGAAAGTTTACGAATAGAGCTGGATGAAAAGTGTCCGGTTGGAAAACAGGAATTCATTGATGCCATCGTAGGTCAAATAAGGAGAAACGGGTATGCATCATTTATGCTGTTATGCCGTATAGAAAAATTTCACATGCATAACGGAATAGAGGTTCCCACAAAATACGAAGCATTAGTTATGAATTGGCTTCGTGAAGAAGGTTTCCGAGTAAAACGCAGTCGTTTCCCTGGTCCAGAAACTTATGAAGTGACAATATAATGAATAAAAGAACTCGTACACTTGTATATAACAAGTTTGATGGCCACTGCGCATACTGCGGATGCGAGCTGGAAATGAAAGATATGCAGGTTGACCACATTGTCCCGAAATACCGCAACAACGAGAAGTGGCACCAGCACGAGATAGGAAGCGATGACATCGACAATCTTAATCCGTCTTGCCGAATGTGCAATTACTATAAGCGCATGAATGACCTTGAGACATTCCGGAACAACCTGACCGAAATGCTGATGCGCAATGTCCGCAGGCCATTCGACTACAGGCTTGCTCTCAAGTATGGGCTTATCAAGGAAGATGTGCAGAGAGTTATATTTTACTTTGAAAAGGTAAAGGATGAAAGGATATGGCTCGTTGGGTCAACAAGAAAATGATATTTGAAAAGATGTCTTTTGCGGATTATAGGCCGCGGAAAAATTTTTCTTGTTCAGAATACTTGAAACAATTTAATATTCTATAAATGAAAACAATAACTATTAAGATTATTCAATGGTCTGATATTAAGCAATGGTGGCTTGACCGCTTCGGAGTTCAGACCATAAAGAAAAACGCACGCGATGTATGTGATTGGATTGAAGGTGTCTATGAATGCGAAATCGAAAAAATAATTGACAAGTATTATGGTGATGAACTATTTAATCGTGACCCAGAAACTTATAACAAGTGCGTTTGCGAGTTAAAAACCAAACTGGAGGAAATCTGCCATGAAGCGAAAGAAATCATTCATTTATAATAACACAACATCATTATG